CGATAACTGACTCCTTAAATAGATCTATAGTCTCTGGTAGTGATCTGGTCTGTAAGAAACGATCAGCGCCTTTGAAGTATTCACGCTTGAAGTAGTTATAAAATTTGAGGTATTGCTCTGTCTCAGCTAACTGGAGCTGGCGATTTGCTTCTCTGATGTATTCTGCTTTATTGATCTTAGGAGCTACTGTAGCTTGAGCTTTAGTAGTTTCAGCTGTGTACAGATTGTAACAGACAGCTACTCGCTGTCCAGCTTCTGGAAACTCCAGTATCATATCGATATTAGATACACATCGATCTACAAAGTCCTCTCTAGTCTCGTTTGCTCTTGGCGTTGGTAGAGGCATAGTTATTCATTTTCTGCTATTTTCTTTGCCCATGATACCATAGCTTCACCTCCCCAGAGATTGTAAGCTACATAGCCTTTATCTCTGTAAGGCTCGTCTCTGTATTCTGGATCAATAGCAGCGTTATCCTTGTGTCTGCTTAGAAAGCTGTGGATGCGTTTTACTGTGTCCAGAGATAGCGCCTCACGATTAGCTAACTGATTAGCTCTTTCCCAGCCTACTCTAGTGCCACCCTGTACGACATCTCTACCATACTTCTCTCTCCATTCTAACATTCGTCTGGCGTTATTAGTAGCGCCTTGAGGATAGTCTGAATAGGATTGAGCTTTAGTGACCTCATCTTCTGGATCATTTTCTGGCTCTGGAGCAGCTACTGGCTCTGGTCTTTTAGATGCAGCTAGTAGGATCTCATCAGATAGATCTGGCTCGTTAGCTAAAGGGATCAGTGACGATGGCACATAGTAATCATTCATTAATGCAGTGTCATCATCCATACCATAAGACATAGCCTCTCTCTTTTCGTTAGGAGTTAGCCACCATGCCTGAGACATCTGGTTTACTACCTTGTCCATCTCCTCTTGGAGTTCAGGGATCACAGAGAAGTCAAAGTCGATGTATAATTTATCGCCATACTTAGGAGTGAGCCATCTGTTTAGCTCCTCTCTGATCTTAACTAGCTCTGGTATAATAGCGTTTTGATAGAGTGCCTTTTTAGCCTCTTTCATGTTATTGTAACTAGATGATTCAGTGTTATTAAGTAACTGTACTGGTACTTGGTAGATGTTAGCCAGATCCTTAACTGAGGCGTTGTATTGTTCGATCAGTGATAGATCAGCAGCAGACAGTCCAAAGTTGATCCAGCTCAGTTTTTTAGGAGTGATCATTACATCACCTCTAGCGTTCTCATTCTGATACTGCTCTTTAAATTTCTGTTTTAGCTGCTTAGCTTGCATCTCATTGATATCACCCTCCTCACTCATTAAGATTCCTCTGGCGCTCTGATTCTGGAGATACTTCATTCCAGTCACTACAGCCTCGTTATTGGTCTGTAGTACTCTGAGTCCAGCCTTTAAAGGAGACATACCATACAAGTGAGATCCAGTACCATCATAGTATGGATTGAAGTCTTTGATGTGCATAACAGCCTCAGCTGGGATGCGATATGTACCATTATAGCTAAGTGTGTACTCTTTCACTGGCTGCATGATCCCACCACTGTGGATCTCTACATTCTGTGATGGCAGTACATACAGCTCATTGTATTTGTTTCTATTAGCGCCTGTATCTGGACCAATACCATAGACATATCTGTTACCAGTCAATTTACCAAATGCGATCACCTCCTGAATCCAGCTGTTATAAGACTGTGCTGGATTAGGTCTATTGAGTAGCTCATGTAGATCTGTATCATCTAGCTCGATCAGAGCAGACTTTCTCATCAGAGATGACTTGTGCATCACTGTGTCATTGTAAGTGCCAGAGGTCATCGCCTTGTAGCGTTTAAGCTCATTCTCTGACTTGACCTCATAAACAGAGAAAGGGATCACAGCAGCAGACTTAGTGATCAGATTGATGATAGAGTAGACAGTAGCATTATAGCGATATCCCTTATTGATGTAGGTATCGTCATTCTCTGGATTCCAAACTAGCGTATCTCCTAGATAGTTGTAGATCGCCCTGTTAAACTGCTCATGAGTACTCTGATTATTCTTAGAGACTAGACCTTTGAGTCTATCCAATAGTGAGGCCATACAAAATAATTATTTACATACAAAAGTACTATTTAAATTACAAAGAAGTCGATGCGCTTAGAGTACTGGCTATAGGTAGCGTATCTGAGGCTATCGATTAGGTGATTAAACTTATCTACTGGCTTATTTACTATTGTTCCATCCTTAAGCTCAGTCCAGTAGTAGTTGAGGTATTCAGTGTATAGGTTTGTGCTTTCCTTTGAGCAGATCACATCAAACTCTTTCAGGAGTGAGATCCCAGCGTTAATAGATCCAGTACCTTTGATCGCTGGCTTGATCCAGCATCCTAATTGCTTAAGCTCATCGATACTCTTAGGCTCAGCTGAGTCAGCAAAGATCAGTACTTGATCCAGACCTTTACTCTTATAAAAGTCATAGAGATCATAGTTAGTGAGTCCCTTACTGTATAGCAGCTCCTTGACATAGAGCTTATCGCCATGCTTCTGGACCAGTACACTAGCTGATGGATCTACACTATATCCAAAGTCAAGTCCTATCACTGGATCATCAAACTCTGGAAACTCTGACTCTGGTATAAAAGACCAGTTATTAAAGATCTGGCGCTGACTGAATACAGCTCGCTGTCCCTCACCATATACTCTCCAGTAGTCTGGATCTCTCTCTTTCATTCGCTCGATCTCAAAGATCAGCTCTTTAGATAGAAACTTATTGTCATTGTAGGTAGTGATCCATGTGTCACAGTCATCACGATCTATCACCTCACTGTATAGCCAGTGTACAGGCTCTGATGGATTAAAGTCTATGATCACATAGTCTGTAGTACGCATATTGATCTGGCGAAAGTCCTCTAAATGAAACTCATTCGCCTCATTAAGAAAAGCGATGTTTCTCTTTCTACCTCTGATCTTAGCTGGATCATCGATTGAAGTAAACTCTACCACATGGCCATTATAGTAAAACTCCTGACTGGATTTATTATAAGTACCCAGCTGGTAGATCCCTATCTCCTGAGTGATCTTTAGAAAGTCTCTGAGTACTGATCCTTTAAGTGATGGCAGTGTCTTTCTGACGATGGAGATCACCAGAGGCTCTGTCGCTGTAGATAGGACATAGCATAGGTACTGTATGATCGCATAAGTTTTCCCAGATCGAGTACCACCTTGATGGACTCTGATTCTGGCATCTGAATTGATAAGATCGTAAAACTGTCTATTACAGAGCTGCTCTACTCTTTTTCTGCTGGTTTCCATTCTACTAGTGTTGAGGTAACGCCACCTCCCAGATCGATCTCCTGTTTCTCTACATACCCTCTAGACTTTCCTTTGGTCTTAAGGTAGAAAATTGTCGCTGTGACATTTTCCTCTTTAGTGATCAGATCAAATAGCTTAGACTCTACTGTGTCCACAGCCATCTCATTGATATCATCTACAGCAGCTTTGAAGTCTGGATCATCCTGAATCCATCTGTAGAAAGTAGTGCGCCCTATGTTTGCTTTTTTACATGCAGTTGAAACTACCCCCAGAGATCTCTCCAGAGCTTTTAGTACTTCTTTTTTAGTTTGTTCCATCTGTTTCATAGTACAAAGGTATTAAAACGAAAAAGAGCAGCCATAAGCTGCCCTCTAACGATTAACCAAACAATTAACTCTAATGAAAATGAATTACACTATGAATCAGTGTAAATATACTATTTATTCTTGAAATAGATAATGATTTGACCATCTTTTAGCTCTAGTCTATACTCTGAGGATCTATAGAATAGTAGCCTGTTCATGACTCTTGTCCAGTCCTCTAAACTGATCTGACCTGTGTTATACCAGTAGGTTAATAGTTGTCTCCCTTGTAATTGAATCTCCATGTGTAGCTTTTTTACAAATATACTAAATATCTACATTTCTTTCATAGATGTGCAGATAATAATCCCAGATCTTTTGAGCAGCTTCTGACCATCTGATGATCTCATCGCCTTCTCTGATGATCCTACCATTCACTCTGAGCTTTAGTGTGACATCAGACTGTGGTATTGGATCTACTGGAAACTCCAGAATATGGATGCCATTTCTGAAACACCACGCCATAGCTTCATAGTGTTTGTCTGTTACTCTTGGCATTTTTCGTCTTTTAGGAGCTTTCATATTTGGTGATTATGTTCACTGATTATCTAGATATTTGGTGAATAGATCAGAAAATCTATACAAAGATCAAATGTTATGTATAAAAAAATTCATTTTCTTAACAAAAGGATTGATTAGAAAGGCACATCAGTGACTACTGTAAATCCTCTACCTCCATCTGCATGACGATAGACTCCACCATTTTTAAAATCTGGAGCTATGGCAAATTTACCCTGTCTGCCATTTTCTTTGCGCTTTACTTTCTGGACATGGATAGTAACTGCATCAGATCCATATTTAGTCTTGTGACCTAGCTCTCTGTAGACAGTCAGACATCCATAAGATTTATTGAAAAAGTCTGATGATCCAGAGATGTCGTATGGCGTTGGCACTTTAAATCCACCTTGAGGATTGACTTCCATTTTTCTGGGATGCGCTATAAGAAAAAGATGAGTGTTTGTCTGCTGGACAAATTGAGTGATCTCTGATAGGATCTTAGACACATAGTTTAGATCTCGCTGAGCTGAGTGATCCAGCATATTGTATGGATCTATCACACAGATATTAATTCCTTTTTGGAGTACCAGCTCTCTAAACTTATTTAGGATCGCCTTGAGTGTTAGGTTTTCCAGATCGATCTTAACAAAATGAAAATGATCCTCTATAAAGGCTTTAGATCTGTTGAGCTTATCACGATCACATTCTGACTCATTGAGCTTATTTGCGATGCGTTTGATATGTCCCTCAAAAGGGAAAGACTCTGGAGCAAAAAAAGCAGTTTTAAATCCATGCATAGTAGCCATATTGACTGCTATCTGATCGATTACATCTGACTTACCAGAGTTAGGTATGCCTGTGACTACTGTCCACTCTCCCAGAGCTATCTTAAAGTAGTCATCGCTCTCTGCAAGTCCCAGAGAATAGTTTTTGATTCCAAATTCAGAATAGTTAAGTACACTACTCCAGATGTCATTGATATTTAATACACCCTCTATAGGGAAGTTTTTAGCCTCTTTAAGACACTTTCTCAATGCTTCTGGACCTTGCATACCTAAAAGATCGTTAGCATCCTTAAAATCGCTTATTTCGACATATTTGCATCGATGTCTACCTAATCTTCTTGCCAGCTCATTCCTTAAAGACATTCCAGCCTCATCATTATCAGTAAATAATACAATAGACTCCATGTTCTCAAAATACTGCCAGCAGTTATCCAGATACTTTAGACTCTGGTTTCCTTTAGATGCGCCATTTGGTACAGAGACCACTGAATAGATCCCAGCCTCATGTAGTGACAGTGCATCCATCTCACCCTCCACGATGTAGCAGTGCTTTGAGTCTTTGATATTATCGATACCATAAAAGATCAGCTCAGCTCCAGAGACCATTTTAAAGTTTTTCTCTGCATCTCTAAACTTCACATTTACCAGCTGGCCATCTCTGTAGTAGTTAAAATTAATCGCCTTTCTGCGCTTGTCTACCTGTGGAAACCACTCTACTGACTCTGTGATACCCCAATTAGCTAAAGTAGCCTCTGAGATACCTCTCTTTTTAAAATACGCTATAGTACGCTCTGATAATTCTACGCCATGTGCATCTGGTAAGATATACTCCTCTTTAGGCTGGAGCTTGACATTACCAGAAAATCCACAATTATGACAGTTGTATACGCCTTTTTCCAGATTCAGGGATAGACATTTGTCTTTTTTGTTTTTTCTCGTGTGTGAGCATTTTGGACATAGTGTTTTTTGTTCTACTGCGTTGCTCTTGATCTCAATGCCTAGAGCTGTAAATTGTTCGATCATTCTATTATCTTGTTTGCTAGGTTAATTAAATCACTGTGTTTGACCATCACAGCTATATCTTTTCTCTTTTTTCGTCTGTAAGGCTTATACAAACCTTTCTCATGTTTTGCTGGTATGTTTGGGATCTTAACTCGACACCATTCTAGGAGTTCTAGTCTGTCTACGATCACCCAGAGATCATAAATATAAAAAGCAATAGCATCAGCTTTGCCATAGATCCAGCCTTTTCTACCTATCACATTCTGAAACTCGATCCAGTGATGATCTCCTTTATCGCCTTTGACATCGTATTTGATCCCATTATGCTCCAGATCCCAGTGATCATAGATATCCTGTTCCTTAGTTGCCCAGATCACATCGCCTCCTAGTTTCTCTGCAAACTTTCTCTCAAAGGATCTACCTATCTCCAGATCCAGATCCTGTTTTGCCTTAATCTTTGGATCTAAACTCATAGCGATTGATGTCTGGAGTGAAAGTCTCAGCAAAGATGTCGATATATCTTACGCCTTCTTTATTGAGCTGTGTGAGCTTGATTAGTGATCTGATGTTCTTTGCCCAGAATTGATCAGCCATTGCTTTCTGGAGTATGACATAGACTTGTCTGGGATTGTAGCCATACTGTTTCTCTAAACGCTCCAGCTCTTTGATCCATTTGATATGCTGAGCCTTAGTCTTTGGTCGATACCTTTCTGGAAAAAGAGGTAGGATATGCTTATATGCTTTCTTTAAATTTTCAGGCGCTTTATATTCTTCTTTATTATTAGTAGTTATACTAGTATATAATACTGGGACATTTTTGTCTACCCCCCCTAGACATTTTTGTCCACCCCTATGGACATTTTTGTCTACCCCTCTTACAGTGATATATCTGCCAGATACTTTCTTGTCATTGTACTGATACTCCACTTCAATGTGATCTGCTTTTTTAAGCTCTGAGATCCATCTTGAGATCGTCTTTGGACTTACCTTATAGATGTTAGAAAAAAACTCATTAGAGGCCCAGCAGTAGCCTTCTTGATTTGTTAGCGCTGTGATCTCAGCATAGAATAATTTAGCATTAGGGGACAGGCGATCATCATACCTAACATCAGCTGGTATGAAAGCCCAGTAGTTTCTATCCATAATCGTGTGTTATTCGATCATGTCCTTGATCTCGTCACAAAAGACTCGTATTTCGTCAAAAACCTTTTTAAAATCTTTGGCTGGGATTTTGTCATCCCCAAAAATTGTAAAAAGACACTCTACTAATAGATCAAATTCTACCCTAGTCATTTTGCCATAATAGACAAATTTAGGATTATGATCCAGAGTTGAGTCAGTGCGCCATACTTTGTCATCGATCTCTGAATAGTAGACCTTTGTGTATTTGCTATAGCTCATTGTTAAAGTATTTATCGATTAGATCCTGTGCTTTATCAAAAGAGTTAAGCCAGACAGCAAACCATCCTAGATCAGAGAGATCCTGTAGTATCTCCTTTTGATTCTGAGTTGGTTTATTGTAGCCTACTTTTAGCTCAATGGCAAGGCCATGAAATTTATTGTTTGGATTAAATATCAGTATATCTGGTACGCCAGAGAGGCCTCCTAAGTACTTAAATTTAAAACGCTCGAAAGGAGTACGCTTTCCCTCGTTCGCTACATGAATTACGAGCGCTTGAGGATATTGGAGCTGTAGATAGACTATCACCTCTCTCTGTAGCTTGTCCTCTTTGCTTAAATACTTATGGAAACCTCCAGCCATACCTTATAAAATTATAGCTCCATCTGGAGTAGTATCATAGCCATTATAGCCTACAGCGATACCTGTCTCTAGATAAAACTTCCAGTCTTTAAAAACTCTCTCAAATGCGATCTCTCCATCATCGATCTGCTCATCATTAAGTGCATACACTTGGCAAGTATAGGGATGTTTTGTTTCCACTGCAATAAATCTCCAGTTTAAAGGATCTAGGCCCAGCACTCTACAGTAGAAAACAGCCTGTAAATGATAGGCAAACTTCTTAACATCTGATCTAAATGCTCTGGGACTATTGTCTTGACATGTTTTGATGTCTGCGATCATCCCAGTCTCAGGATTATACACATCTGGTCTAGCTTTGATCTGTACGCCATCGATCTCTGAGTAGTGAGAGATCTCTCTCTCGCCTTTTAGTAGATCAAGTACTTTATCATCGCCTAAAGCATTGTGAGTAATTTTCTTAACGATCTGCATTTGCTCTGGAGTGATAATGACCTTACCTTGAGATTTGAGGAGTACTTTTTGATACTCCTCTTTTCCCTCTTTTGTACGCCTGTCGATCTTAGGCATTACATAGATCTGATCATTAAACTCCTCTGGCTCTAGAATCATAGTGTGTACAGCTGTCCCTAAATCCATAGATGCTGTAGAGTCCCACTCCTTATTGATGGCGTGATAAACGCTCTTTTTCCAAATCTCCTTGAAAGTACTGGAGCTTACAGCTGGATGGCTGTGATATTCACTATTAGTGTCTTTTTTGGCTAACATAATCTAGAAAGGTAAATCGTTATCATCTATTGAAGTGTCACTAATTACCTCTCCTGTAGATAGAGGAGCTGCTTTAGGATAGGGACTATCCACTTGCTTAGCATTATCTGGTTTCCATGTGTTTAGCACAGCATAAGGCTTGCCAGATTTACCTCTTAGGATGTCTACATTGATCCATCCTCTGTAGTTTTTGTGCTTCTCTAAAAAGGCTGTAAACAGCTCAGCGTTAAATCCCATCTTTGCGATCACAAAGTCTGGACCATTTTGAGGTACATCTACTGATACTCCCTCTGGAAAAATTTTCTCTTGTTGCATGATTAAAAATTAAATTTAGAATTAATTACTTCTCTGTATTGGCGCTTCATTTTATACATGCTCAGCACCTTTTGAGCCTGTTCCTTTGTTCCTTTTAATACTTTCTGGAGCTGTGCCTCAGTAAGCCATTGATCATTTTGCTGCTGATGGATCGCATTTGCTACCTCCTCAGCGCTAGCTATAGAGGTATCGATCCCTATGCCTAAGTAGCCTAAAGCTCGCCCTAGTGCAGAGGTAAATCCATTCTCTAAAAAGCTGGTTTGATTAATGTGAGAGCTGTCTCTCTTTTCATGAGCATGAGCAGAGGCCATCACTGTACCCTCTGGACTCTTGATCGAGATCTTAAAGATCCCCTCATCGCTGTCTACTTTGACTAGAGTTTCCTCGATAGTCCAATTCTTAAACTGAGGATCTGTCCTAAAATGGATCAGTCGCTCATTGACTGTGATGTAGTCTTTTCCCTTAATTTGGATTTTTTTCATAGTGCTATTTGGTTTAAATTAAAGCCTAACTCATCGAAAACTTTTAGATCACCCAGAGTCATACGATCTGGATTTTCTAACTTCCTTTTTAAAGTTTGCACAGTGATGCCTAACGCCTGAGCTACATCTGATCTTTTCAGATTTAAGCGCTTACATTCATTGACAAACCTAAATTCAAATTCTGTCATTTTTTACATTTTTTGTAAAACTAATAAATAAATCACGATTTTACAAGTACAAAAACCTCTCCCCAGCCAGAAAAATTCTAGTCAGAGAGAGGTAGCAAACAAGGAAAAGCAGAGAGTTCTAAGGTAGCAGATCGTGATCGCCTACATACCTTGTAGTCATTGAGACATTATCGTCTTGATTAGGTAAATGAAACTCTATCTCATATACCCCAGATTTTGCACTGTATTTAAGCCTATCGATCATACCTCCTACTTTGGTCTGAAAACCAGAGAAGTTGATCCAGATCTTATGATAAGGCTGTATCAGATCAGTGACACCATCCAGCATCTTACAGCTGATTGAGTATCTCTGTAAATGTACTCTATTATCATTTAGCATAGACTGAGCATGGATCTTGTTGATCGAGTTATAATCGAGTCCAGTTCCAGAAGTGTCTACCATTCTAGGCGTTCTATGTTGAATACCTCCAAAGCCAAAGACTCTAGTATAAAATGGCGCATTAAATTCTAAGCTCTTTGATGAGTTTCGTCTGTTTACGCCTATGACATAGTGTTCAGTGTTTCTATCGATATCAGTCTGGCCTTGTTGAGCAAATCGATCCAGTACTACCCTGTCGATATAAAATACGCTATTCGCCTGAGCATTGGTGATCTTAGGTTTAAGGATCACTACTCTGTATCGCTGTTTTTTGACATAAGCTCCAGAGGTATCAGTAGCTGCTGCGATTGTTTTATTTAGCTCTTGCCATGAGTTATTTTGTGATCCAGTAAAGGTCTCAGAGTGTACCACTACGCTAGACTCATTGGTATAGCTGGTCCATGCAGATCCAGTCCAGTATTCTGTAGATGTACTACCTCCAGAAAACTCATTCTGGCGCATGAGCGCATAGTATATCGTGATATCTGAGGTATCACTTACAGCATCTGATTGATGATAGAAACTGATCCTCAAATACGAGTCTTTGACTAGATAGTACTGGTAGTCACCATCAAATCCAGAATCTAGGATCTTATCTGTTGCTAGAGCTGGAGTTCCAGTTGTGATCCATGA